CTAGTCAATAGTGGACCCTTCGAATGAAGGTCTACTTCTCTGGCAAGATTTGCGCTTAGTTACGCCTAAATTCTTGAGCTTCAACACCACTAATGTGGTTCGGAGCTTTAAGGAAAGTGGATTAAGCGATAAAATCTTGGTAGATTTTACCGTCCGTCTTAATCAAGTATTTGTATATCCCAGTCTGTCTCTCCCGCTACGGGAGGTGTAGGACTAGGTGGTGTCCATTGACTTGAAAGATGAGAATATTCCGATTCTCTGTATTTAATCATCATCATCTCTGATGGTGTCAAATTCATGACAGGATCTTCTGCGAGGTAATCAGTCCAAGCAGTAAGATTCTCCCAATCTTTTAACAATTTATCGGCTATTGGAGCATCCTGAAATAAGGGTACTAATAGATCGATAAAGTTGTCCACATCGCTAAGCGGAGCGGATAAGGAGTCGAGAGTTTTGATATAATTATCGTATCTCTCTACTGATCTTTGAGATAATCGATTATACATCGACTCAAAGAGCATTTCAAGGTTTCGGAACCCATTAATAGGCATAGTTTGTGGTAAATTCATAACCACATGCCACATAATACGTCCCGTCTCTGGAGGAACTCTAGCTAATCTAAACAATCTATATAAGATTGCGTAAATTGTTTCAACGGTATTGGGCTTAGATAAAGCCATCCATTGACTCCAGCGCATTGTACTTGATGTACTCACGCCGGGTTGCGCTAGAAGTAACCGAGAGAAAGCAGCTCGTCCCGATTTAATTGGGAAAGAACCGCTTGAACCCATAACTCTATACCCGAAGCCTAGTAAACGTAAGGCTGTCGCCAGTCTAACGTTTCCCGAAAGACTTTTCAAGAATTCTATTAAAACCGAAAGGTTATATTTAGCTCCTTGTAAAAGTGCTAATGGGACTCCTTGGATAGGTCCTGTAACGGTAACAAGCCGTTTTGCAAATTCGAACACTCCAATATTGGATTGTAACGATTTTGTAAGGTTAATACCTACATCTAAAGTAGACATTACCTCCAAGTACCGAGATGCTACGGCTCTATCATAGATAACCATATCATCTCCCAGAACCATATATTTCTGGAACCAAGTCGAGTAACCTAGACTAAAAGCAGCATATTGGATGATCAAGTGATGAGTCAATGCAAGCATTGCCCAACTTGAGTAAGCTCCCATAGGTTGACCTGTCGCATAGCGAACAGGCGTCGGTTTATCAATACCGGCCGACTTGTCTAGTAGCCAATAGTCTCGATCCACTAGGATACGAGCCCAGGCCTGACCTAGACCCTCTTTCATAGCATCTAAAAGAGCTATTTGGAGGACTATAGGTAATCTGTCGGTAGCCGCAGATAGATCATAACTGAACACGAATCTCTGATTCGGTTCCGGAATGGAAGCAAGAGCTTGTCTCACTGTTTCTACCCCACGGTCCTGATTGAAAGTACAATCTTGTTTAATCGTACGCAGGATTCCGAATAACATCAGATGTAAAGGATGTAACATCCACTGAGTTATTATATCTACCATAGCGAACACCCGGATTTTTCCAGGTTCATTCTTAAGTGATAGTTTCCCCAACATAATCGAAGGATCATGTGTGGAACTATACGCCTCCTCCCAGATTCGGCGAAGACTTGCAAATTGAGAATTCAATTTTACAAGCTTAGCGTAGGCTGTGAATGGTTCTTCTAAAGAGGATCCAAAGATCCCTTTAAGAGCTGGTCCGAAACCTCGCAAAGCGGTTCCAGAGGCTAAATCAGCTAAAGGATTTCCTTTAGGTGATGAAGGCGACCGAGTCAAAATAGGCTCAGGTCTCCATCCAAATCGTTTCGGAAATGTAAAATCGAGCATAGCAAGAAATCTCGGTATAAAACCAATCATTCCTTCAGGTAGCGAACCTGCCCAAGGGTTTACGATAGTTGATATTGTAAACTTACCTCGGAAATCTAAAACGCGATACAAACCGAAAACGGTTAAAGCAAGGCGCGTAACTATAAGGTTACCGCTTTTTATGCTTCTCCTCCACATAGGAGGAAGTATCAAAGGAATACCTGATCTGGTAAGACCAACAACCGGTCCGAATGCTTTCTGATCAAGAAAACGTTCGTTGGCCACATATTTATATAAATACATGGTACACGCTTTTAGATAAAGCGCACCACCCCGGACCCCTTGGGCCCGAAGTAATCGGTGTATCGATCTTATAAGATCATACAAACCAAGAATAAAGAACGGACTCACTTTCCCCGCGAGGATGTTACCTATCGTAATGAAAGGTCCCATCCAAGCGCGAGTGGATTTTACACCACTCTGCCAAGTAAAGGCACTACCCACTCGTTTCAGAGTGTGCGCGATTATTAATCGCAGTCGAGCTATAAATTTATTTGTAGCAAGATTTTTTAGTTTCCTTTACCCTTCGGTTCCCTCTTTCGAGGCCGCAGGCACCCTAGTAGGGTAGGTTTGGATAACCGTTACGGTTGACCAAATTGATCGCAAACAAGCGATAAGACCCCGTGTTTCCACTTTTTCTTACCACCTGAAGAAACCATCAGGTTGCCGTTTGCTTTAAGGTACCTGGTATTACCATTGTAAATATATTAATGCAGCATAGCGGGTGTGGGGGGCTAGCCCTCCCTCTACTTGCGCTGCGAATCGCTACTGCCATTCACATACTTACGTTCTCAAAAAGCAACTCACTTTTTGGGTACTCGATGCGCTACGAACTTACGTTCATAGTTACTATTACGCCTATCTAACAGATTAAACTGTCATCTAAGACATAACAGCTCGAATTCAATTCAAGTTTTCGAACTGAGGCCGGCTTTCGCCG